GAATAGCTTTTTTAAGCTTATCAGAAACTTCAAGATTATCTAAATCTAACTTAACAATATCTTTTTCATCGATCGCCATTGTTTCATTAACAATTTCGTCGATAGCTGCATCACATTCAGGCTGTAGAGCCATTTCTCTATATTTTGTAACTAGCTCGGCTTCAGTTCTTACCGTACCATCAAGATCAACATATGTACCATAACTACCGCCAGCAGCTAAGACTAATGCACCATCTTCGGTCTCTTTTGGAGCGAATGAGGGCGCTAAATCTTGTGCTACTTTGCGTTTAAATTCGAAACCGAATAATTCTGCCATTTTCTTTCTTTCAAATGAGAGAGGGGTTTTCACCCCTCTCTATTACATCACTATTATATATTAAGTTGAAACAGGAGTTACTGCATCACCAAGGTATGCATTAAACTGTTCTGTTCCATCAGTTGGGAGCCAGTAATCATATGAGAAAGTAACACCAAATGTTTCGATCTGGTTAGTTGTTTCCCAGTTAAGATCAATTGCATCAACTGTTGAAGGATAAGCGCCGATGATGTCGTAACCACGAATCACCTTACCGTCCTTAGAATACTGGATAACATTCATTGTTGCCTTATAGTCATTTTCTGACTGATAAGCCTTACGCACGTTAGCCTGAAGCTTGTTTAGCTCATTCGACCACTTTTCGAACATTGAACGAACAAGGAAATCCTCATCGTTCATTACTGTTACTGTCCAGTCAGCGAATGTGCGATCACCAGCGAACTTAATAGTACGACCGAAGTATGGAACTTCAACCGTACCAAGCTGAGCAGCTGGTAGCTGCGCTCCACGACATGTGAAGCGAAACTTTGAATCGGAGCCAGTATCTGCAGCTACGAATGTTGGGATAGTTAGATACACTTCGAAGAGTGCAGGGCGAACACCACCAAGTGTTAGACCTCTTGACTTGAAAGTGCTGATATTAAAACCTGAAGCCATTATTGCTTACTCCTTTTATCTATTTATTAGAACTTACCAACGACTTCAGAGAACTGTACGCCAGTAGCAACAGCAACGAAGTTAAGTTGGATAAAGTTGATAGAACGAGCTGGCTTGATGTAAATATCGCCAACGAACTGATTACTGTCAATAACCTGTGGTGTATTGTTTGTTCCATCGCAAACAACGAGGAAGTCAGTGATACCACGACGACCCTGAACGTCACGAAGATATGGAGTGATCAAGTTCTTGAACTGTGCACGAGTAAACTCATCGTTGAATTCGAATAGAGTAAACTTAGAAGCAGTTGAAATTGCTTTCTCAAGAACAATGAACAAACGACGAACATTGATACGATCGAATGCAGATGGCTTAGACTGAAGAGTCTTATCACCATAAAGAACTGTGCCTTCACCTGGGAACGATACAACTGGGTTGATACCATTCTTATAAAGAATATCTCTTGCTGACTTACGTGGATTGTAACGCATCTTAACTACGTTCTTGATCTGACCACGATTTAGACCAGCTGGTGACCACCATGGATCACGAGTTGCATCAGTACGTGCACAAAGACCAGCAATATCACCGTTTGTTGGAACGTAACGATAGATGTCGTTATAACGATCGTACATGTACTTATAGCCAGAGTCCATCACAGCATATGAAGAATCATGAATAACATTTCTCCAAGCAGTGATTGCAAGAGCTTCATTACCAGCATTACCAGTTACAACACCATCGTCTGGAGTAATAAAGGCGACACAGTCAAGTCTAGTGGCGCAGATATTGTCGATGATATAGTTAGCAAGCTGGAAGTTATTTACAGTGTAAGAACCAGAAGCAGTTGAACCACCAATTGGCTTGCCCTGAAGAACGAGAGAAATATCTACATCTTCTGGTGAAGCGAATAGGTTGTAAGCATTTGCAAGAATCTGCAACGAGCTGGTATTTGCTTCAGTGATACCGTCAGAACCGTAGTTAAGCGATAGAGTAAGAGCAGCGCCATTTGTTGAAGAAGCAATAAGAGCAGCATTTGCAGAAGCAGCACCAGTACGATCATTAATGTCCCAAATATAATTTGAAGTCTGGTTAATGATAGTACGGTAATAGTTTGTTTGACCGCCAATTGTCTTAGCATCTGTTGCACGAGAAACATTAGTGAATGTTTCAAGAATAGCGCCTGGAGTACCAGTAAACATGCCGTTTTCGTCAGCAACAACAACGTGCATAGTATCAACAGCAGCACTATTACCAAACTGCGAAACATATGTCGAAGTTGTTGGAGCCTGGTCAACTACGTTATAAAATTCCCAGTGACGTGTTACAGTGTTCGAAGCAGTTGAGTTAGCAATGAACTGAGTTGCGCCTCTGTAAGTATCATCGAAAGTAAGAGTGAATGATGCTACGTTAGAAACTGCAGTAAGCGCACCAATTGTGTTAAGTCTGTCGAATTGAATACCAATTGAGCTGTTACCAAGACCAATAGTATCACCAACAGTCAAGTTAGCAGCAAGAGCAGATGCATAAGCATTTGTTGCAATACCGTTTGCAGAAACAGAAGAAACAACAACTGTTACAGAATTGCTACCGATATTTGCAGTGAACGATGCAGTAACATCAGCATTAGCAACCATGTTAAGAGTTGAACTGTATGCATTTGGACTATCACAAACAGAAACCTTAAGTGAGTTACCAAGAGCACCTGGATAACGAGCAGCAAAAATAACTGAAGAATCGAAAGTACCAGCCTTATTTGAATAATCAGTGGTATTAAGAATTGCAACAGTAGAAGAATTGGCTAGTTGTGATCCAGCAATAGTACCATAAGCATTGTATGCAGAAATCTGACCGTTAGCATATGTTGAATTGGCAAAAGTGTTAGCAGCGCGAGCAACGATAAGGCTGTTTGTATAGCCTAGGAAGTTAGCTGCAGTGAACCATGTCTCGGCATTATTAGCATTTGGCTTACCAAATATATTAACGAGACTTGTTTCTGAATCGACAAGAGTTCTTTCATTAACTGGACCCCAGTTGAAGATACCCGCGATGGCTCCAGTGCTAGTGGCAACTGCAGGTACAATCGTAGTAAGATCTACCTCAGTTACATTTACGCCTGGACTTAATTGAAATGGCATTGTTATTCTCCTTCCATGGAAAAGGTATTTTGATTAATCTATGATTATTTATAAATTTTCATTTTCTACATCATAACTAGACATCCAACCTGTGCCACGGGGCAATTCTAATGCCTCGTGTGGGTCGTCAATGCCATTGTCAACAAATCCAAAAGGAGATAAGTCAATCATAATCTCATCATCAGTTTTATCTCGGAGTTTCATAAGTGTATTTATGTTGGTATAATCCTTGAAATATTGCTGTTCTGAAAGCCAACCGAACAATACTAGACCCATTACAAGATCGTCGTGTGCTCCATCTTCAGCTTCATAGCTTTTGCCCTTACGAGAAAATCTAGCTAGTTCTTCAATAGTATGAAAATCATTAACAATTAACTGGTTTTGTTCAATCAAAAGTTTAAGCATTGAACAACCATTTGCCTTGACAGAAATAGTAGTTCTTACACCCATATCTACTTTAGAACCAAATCCAGTGCTTACTTTCTTACCACCACGACCTGCATTTTCAGTTGAAAGAACATTTTCATATTCAAAATCATAATGAAGAGAAGCACCAACTTGTTCTCCAAGATCATTAATTTCAACTAGAACAGGAGCGTTATTATAAGCTTTGGCGACTCGATGAATTACCTCTGCATAATCGAGAGGTGTGATCATATTATTTCGATATACAGCTGCTTGATTATATGGCATTTTTGTAACATCAATAACATGGAATGCAGAATAATCTAATCCTTTACCACGAGACACATCACAAATAATAACATAAAGATTATTTTGGATTGGTTGAGAGTATGCAGTCAAACCTTCACGTGCATTCAATGGAGTCTGGTGAACAAGTTCTTTTAATTTCCAACCAGCGATAAGAGTGCCAGAGCTACCAAGGAATTCAACGCAATATTCTTGCTCAAATTTCTCCATGTCGAAGTTCATAGCAGCAAGAGTATCTTTTTGCCACTTTTCATCTCGACCTGGAACGTCTTGCCACATTACCTTAGTAAATGAATATCCATTTCTACCTTCATTGGCATTAACCCAAATTTTATAAAAATGATTCAAACCATTTGGAGTTGACACAAGAACAATTTTTGATTCTTTACCAGATGAAATGGTAGGATAAACTGAGGTAAAAAATGCATCCCAATTTTCAATAAATGCTGCTTCGTCGATGAATAGAAGATTGATAGAATAACCACGAATAGCATCAGAGCTTGTTGCTGCTGCAATAACACGGCTCTCATTTTCGAGTTCCATAGAACCCTTGTTCCATTCCTTCACACCCTGCTGCAACCATGTCGGAAGATGCTGGTAAGCTAACTGGATACGACCAAGAATTTCTCGTGCTGTCTCGCCTTTATTGGCAAGCAGTGCAACTGTTTTTTCTTTATGGAAGATAATATACCAGAGCACGAAAGCGCAAGTAACAGTCGATTTACCAGCTTGTCGAGCAGTTGCAATAACATTGAAACGATTGTCCGCCATGGAACGAATCATATCTTTTTGATATGGATATAATTTGAATGCAACGAGACCACGATCAATATTGATGATTTTCATATATGTTTCAGTAAAATATACTGGATCTTGAGAACACTTTACGTATTCTTGTACAAGCTCAGGTGTCCATTCTATTGATTGTCTTGCACGTTTTAGATTAATGTTACCATTATAACCACGTGGTGCTTTAGGAGCTGCTACCATTTTTCATATTCTCGATTACTTTTTGTAACTCAGCTGTCGAACCAACAAACAGATTATTTGTCACTTGCTGAGCCTGTTCATTAGTTGGAGCATCAGATGAACTAATGTCACGAATTTTCTTTTGAATATCTAACAGATCTTTGTTAGCATCGAGCATTGTTTTCATGAGAGTACCAAGTACTTCAAATGCTCTTGGGTGTTGCGAACTATCTGCAATCTGTGCTAGTTTTTCAATAGCATAAGAACCATTCTGAATAATCTCGTGAATATTAGCACGAGCCATTTCGAAATCATTCTTAGCACTATCATCATGCGCTGCTGCTACAATTGATTTTATAGGATCATTTTTAGGCATAGGAGCAAGATTAAAAGCTGCACTCAATGGATCATTATTTGCACTATTTGTCATTCTATTGAATCTGTATCTGTTTTAGTTATAACATAACCAAAGTCGTCGGAAGCTACGATATCTGATACTGGTATTGAAAGAGAAGCATTAGATGTAGGTTCGCCATTGGCTGTTAAACCAGGTTGAATTTGCACGTATGAAACTGCCCCAACATTTCCAACAGCAGATTGTAACTGACCATCGGGAACATGAGGAGTGTAGAAAGCAGTATTTGTATACTTAATAACTTTGGTAGTTTTTACTGGTCCATAGATATAACCTTTAATGGTAAAATCTAAAGTCCAAGTTAATGATTGACGTTCAGTAAATGAACCATCATATGTATCACTGTGACTTACTCTATGTAGTACAACAGGTATTTCCATAGTGATACCCATTTCTGGAATAAGTTGAACAGTTACAGTAAAATCAGGAGTAAAGAAAGGAAGAATCTGTTCAACGATCTTTGTTCCATCCTCTGTATTTTTTACAAGAATATTAAGCTGGAAATCAAAATTATATGGAACAGGATTGTATTGATACTTTAAAGAATTTGCTGTATTTGCAACATGTGCAACTCTTCCAACAGTATGTAGTTTTCTTGATGGTTCGTAATTCACACCAACCATTTCAAAAGACATTACAGGAAGCGTCATTGTTGCTGTTGGACGATCAATATTAGGATCTTGTTGAAGACGAGCCAACATTTTTTCTTTTGGCGCGTAAGTGATTGGCACCTTAATAAGCTGCGTCATGTTTCCGTTTGTATCTGTTCTGATAATAGAAATATTATCGAACAACGTGCCAAATAAGGTAACATATTTACGGATTGTTGAAAAATAAAAATTTTGACCGAACATTAGAAATGACCTTCACTGAATGGATCTTGAGCCGTAAAATCTATGAAACCTGAAGATTCATTTGCCATGATATCATTTGTTCCTGTACCTTCAATATTATCTAGGTTATATTGTTCAACCTCGATATAATCATCATCTTCATTTGTAATAGGTTCATTCTGTTCTGTCATAATAGAATAATCAAGAATGTTAGTGCTATACTGAGTTTGGATACGATCAATTTCTGGAATACCAGTGCTGAATGTTTCGTCACTGTATTCGAATAATTCACAAGTCATTTCCCAAGTCTGTAATGAACCTAATTGATAGAACATTTCAAACTTGTTGACAAATTTAATTTGAAAACATTTATTGTTCAATGGAAAATAAATTAAATCGCCTTCGCGTGGTCTAGTAATTGCTGTGTATGCACCAATTTCATTAGAGAATGTTCTTTGTGCAATAGAGAAAATAACCTGATCTCGAATTTCAAGACCAAACTTAGACATGAAATTACCATCGCCAGAAAATCCATCAACTGATTTGATATAAAATTCTACAAGATAAGCATTGGTATACGATGATTGATCGTCAGCTGTGTAAACCTGATCGAGGTTATTAATATTACGAGGAATGTAAAACATATCCTCACCATAAATTTTGATCGCTTCAATAATCAAATTTTCCAGCAAATCTTGTTCGCCCGAAGATTTATAGTTATTGAAATAAAAATTAGTTGACATCAGATTATATTCTTATGTTTACATTTGGCATTGTGGTAACGACCTATGGTTCCTGCATTGCCCTCATATTCACAATGCTGACATTTAATTTTCTTATTATTTAGTTCTTTGAAATGTGTTGTTTCTCTAATTTGGTTCTTGCGTTCTTCAGAAAGTTTTTTGCCTCTGTTAGCAGCTGCAGCCATTTCACGAGCTTTAAAATTATCTTTACCTACATTTTTACCAATCATTGATTGGCGACGTTTTTCTCGAACTTCAATATCAGAACTTCTAGTGTCTCTTGTAGCTAATCCAGCGAGATATTTTTCTCTAACTGATGGGCGGTACATCGCTTCTTTAGTTTTTTGTGAAATTTTTTCTCTTATTGATAACGAAGAATTTATATCAGTTGTCCAATGACCCCATTTATGCTTACGTAAATTATAATATTTTTGACCTAATTCTTCATTTTTAATAAAGGAAAGCCATTTATATTCCTCTTCGAACATCTGATCTCTGTTAGAAATATTCTCAATTAATATTTTTCTTGTGAAATCTTTAGGTCTACGCTTAAATGCTTTTCTCATCCTATTCGAAGAACAAATATATCCATCATTTTTAAATCCCCAATGACATCCAACATAATACATTTTACGTTTTTTATCAAACCAAAGATAAACAAACCCATACTTTTCCATTTTAAAACTCCTTAAATTATAGAACATTATATTCTACTATATAAAAAGTATTTAGTCAAACGGTCGCGTCAGCCGATCATATCTGTAACTGGGATACTGTTGTAAATGATCATTTCCTTTTCCATTTCTCTGCGCTCTTCATGCGCTTCATTATAAATCTGTTGACCATTAAAAGTGATACCACCTGGAAGTTGCATATTACCGAACTTCTTTAGGTTTGATCCCCACTGTTCTTTGATAAGAATAGTTGCATAATTCTGCAACCAACGCTCTGAGTATGTCTTTGTAAATGTATCTGGATCAACGATCTGATAAGCTTCTGCAATGATATAATCACCAACGTTGATGATATTCCAGTCCATGTCAATATACAACTTATTAACATTACGGTTATATCGAATAGGCTGCTGACCAACGAGCATCTGTTCAAGAAACTGGATGTGCTGGAGAGCCATGTAGTATGGAACCATCGAGACAGAAGTAAGTGTATAAAGATCGTTCAATGCAATCTGATAACGAATGTTGAATAGGTTATTTGTATTCAACGCCTGACCGATTGGGAAAAGATTGACAATACCAATAATATTATCAGGAACAGGAAGATACTTGTTATCAATATCAGTCTGTGTTACTTGATACTTGTAATAAGTTTTATCAACACCATCGAAATGATAGTCCCAATAAAAACGAAATGCTTCGTCGATACGATCTTCAACCTGATCATCATCAACATTAATTTCAATTACAGGAGCGCCTAGCTTACGTAGACAATAAGCTTTAAAATCTGCTCTTGATGCTGGTACTGCCATTTATTTCAACCCTTGTTTTTAATATTTATCTATTCTTAGGAATATTAATTAAACGCGAATTTGCTTCAAGAGCAATAAATTCATGCGCTTTTCCAGGTTCCCAATCAACAATATCTCCTGCTTTAGAATTCATTTCCCAATCATCTCCACGAATATGAAATGATCCTCTAGCAATTATACTAAAATGTATATCAATTTCTGTATGATTATGCATTGGTAAAATATCATTTACTTCTGGAAAATCATAAACAATTGTAAGTACGTTACCAAATATATGTTGTGCAGATTTCATCATATTATATAACTTTCGGTGCAGTACCATCAAGTATTGGAGTGATAGCTACCCAAGATATATTTTTTTCATTCCATCTATAATCTTTACCATCAGTAGGATAAGGAATAGGTGGAATCCATTTTTCTTTCATACTATCAAATATAAAAGAAGGAAACGAAGATGGTTTTGTAGGAGTTTTATCAATCCATGATAATGTAGACTCATTCCATTCGTATAATTTATTTTTTGAATCTTCTGGTAGATTAACAGGAGCTTCCCATTTGCAAGTTGTTTCGTTTAAAATCCAAGAAGCAAAAAAAGGTTTAGTTTCTCTGAATGCATCTCGTTCAACATCATAAGTTTCACCAACTATTGCATAATTTTTACGAAATGAACTGTTGTAACTGGTCTGGATCCATTTTGTATTTTCTCCAAATATTTTTTTACAAATTTCAATACCAATGGTTTCATTTTCTTTACCAGTTGCATCAATAATATCATCATTACTAATAGTAATAACATTTGTTACAATATTATTTATGCAACTGGT